CGTCAAGAGCTACCAGGAAATCAAGGCGTCGATCGACGAGCAGGCGTCCCTGGTGCAACAGATGACGGTGTGGGAGGAAGGCTTCAACGCCAGCCTGCAGATGCTGTCCAGTACCAATAAGACCACGCTGGCGACCTTGTTCAATCCGATGATCCAGCAGCTCACCAAAGCGGTGAAACTGACCAACGAATTGAGCGGGTCTATTGGCAATGCTGCTCATCGCCATACTGGCCTCGCTGATGCTGTGAGCTATGGTGGAGCGGCCGCCGTGGCTGGAGGCGGCGCTTATGGCCTCTATCGCTTGATCCGCGCCATCGGGCCGGGCAAACGTGTGCTCGGCGGTCTGGCGAAGAATCTACTCGGCACCGCGGCCGGCGTCGCCGAAGGCAAGGCGCTAGAGGCCGCTGCCGGCGTCATGCCGGTCTTCGTCGTCAACTTCCCCGGCCAGAAAGGATTCAGCGGGCTCCCGAAAAGCCTCGTCGGCGAAGGCGAGGAGGCTGCGGCCGGCGGCATCGCCGCGTCGAAAGTCGGCAAGCTGCGCGGATTGTGGCGGTTGCTGGCGGGCTTCGGGGGCGCAGATGCCGGCGCACTCGCCGGATCGGGTGTGGTGGGCATCGGTGCATTGGGCGTGGGCATCGCAGGCGCTGGACTCGGCGGGTATGCCGTCGGCACCGGCATCTACAAACTCATCGAGAGTACGCGGTTCGCGAATGCCATCGGCAGCGCCATTGCACATGCATTTGCGCCCTTCGATTCGACCGCGCGCAACGCCATCAATGCCCGCAACGGCCAGCTGGACATCAATCTCCATGTCGGCCATGACGGCAACGCGCGCATCGGCCAGGTTCGTTCGCACGGCGGCGATTACAACATCACGGTCGGTGCGGGTCCGCACGCGTCAGCGGCAATGCCATGAGCTGGCGCGACCAATTGCAGGACGCCAGCTTTCGCGGCGTGTCATTCCTGATCGACGGCCACGAAACCGACTTCGGCCGGCGTGTCGTCGTCCACGAATACCCGTTCCAGGATCTGCCGGAGACCGAAGACCTGGGCCAGCGCGCCACGCGCTTTTCGCTCAACGCCTATGTGCTCGGCCCCGACTATTTCCCGGTGCGAGACCAGTTGTATGACGCCCTGAACCAGGCTGGCGCAGGCACGCTGGTACACCCCTATCTCGGCCGCGTGCAGGTGGTGGTGCTGGATGTGCGCCTGACCGAGACCACCCGCCAAGGCGGCGTGGCCCGGTTTGACGTGCGGTTTATCCAGGCGTCGACGGTCACTCGGCCGACCGCCGTCGTGAATACGCAGGCGGCGGTGCTGGCATCATCGACCGCGGCGCAGATCGTGGCCGATCAAGGGTTTCAAGACAATTATTCGTTGACCGCTGCAGGCGTCGGCGATGCCGTGAGCAACGCGCTGGATACTGTATTTGCCGGCATCGAGAACAACATCGGCAATGCGCTCAGCCTCTCGACAGTGGGCCAGCAGCTGGTCGAGTTGCCTGGGCAGATCGCCGCGCGGATCGACGGCGATCTGCGTGAGCTGGGATCGATTGCCAGCCTGCAAAAGTTCTTTACCTACGGGGCGCCGTCGGCGCCGGCCTCGCTCAATTATGACAATCCACAGCCGACGATTGCGGCGCTGGCGCTGCATGTGCAAACCACTGCGCTACTCGCGGCCGCAGAGCTGACGGCGCAGACCGATTATGCGAGTTACAACGATGCGATCGCCGGGCGTGATGTGATCCTCGATCAGATCGACACGCTGTCGCAGATCGCCGATGCGGATCTCTACGCGTCGCTGCAGGATCTGCGCGTGCAGGTGGCCACAGACATTGCGGCCCGAAGCGCCAACCTCGCCATCATCACCAGCTACACGCCTGCCGAGACAGCGCCGGCGTTGGCGATTGCGCAGCGGCTCTATGGGCCGATCGGGCTGGAGGCAAACCTGACCGATATCCTGGCACGCAATCAGATCGCCAATCCGCTGTTTGTCACCGGCGGCCAGGCGTTGGAAGTGCTCAGTGACTAGTCCCGCCAGCAATGCCGCCACTCCCGTAACGCTGAGCGTGGGCGGCGTGGATTACAGCAGTTTCGAAAGCATGCAGATCAGCGTGGGCATCGAGCAGCTCGCCGGCGAATTCGATCTGCGCTGCGCGGATCGCTGGGCGATCCAGGGGCAGCGGCTGCCGGTGCTGCCGGGCCAGACCTGCAGCATCAACATCGCCGGCACGCCGGTGATTACCGGCTTCATCGACGATTCAAACCCGTCTTACGACGCCGAATCGCATCATTTGCAGATCCAGGGCCGCGACGCCACCGGCGATCTGGTCGACTGCGCGGCTTTGATCGACGGCCAGGACTGGACTGGCCGCAGCCTGCAGGAGATCGCAACGGCGCTCTGCAAGCCGTTTGGGATCCCGGTGAGCGTGGTCGACTACTCCGCCACATCGCCTGCGTTGTCTGTGCGCGATCCGTTTCGGCAGGCGCATATCAACCCCGGCGAGACTGTCTACGAGGTGCTGAGCCGCCTTGCACAGATCCGCGGTGCGCTGCTCATCTCCGATCAGCTCGGCGGATTGATGATCACGCGTGCGGGTTCGATGCTGGCTAAAACCGGCCTCAAACGGGGCGTGAACATCCTTTCAGGCGGCGCTCAACATAGCCACAAAAAGCGCTTCCACACCTACAACGTGGTCGGTCAAATGAGTGGCGCATCCCTCGGCGCGGCTGATCAATATGCCGCGCAGAAAATACTGGCCAGCGAAACCGATCCGGCGATCCGCGCGAGCAGAACCACCGTCATCGTCATCAGCGACTCGGCTGATACCGGCATGGCCAAGCGCGTCGCCAGCTGGGCGCGCGCCAGTGCAACAGCCAAGGGCGAGCGCGCCACGCTGTATGTGGACACCTGGCTGGATGGTGCCGCGCCCTGGAAACCGAACTCGCTGATCAACGTCGACGACGATTATCTGCGGCTGAGCGGTCAATGGCTGATCGCGCATATCGATTTTGTGCTGGACGCGCACCAGGGCGAGATCGCCGCGCTCACGCTCGCACCCCCCGATGGCTTTATCCCGAATCCGGCCGCAGCGATCGATCCGGCGGCGCGGAGGTGATGATGGACATCGCCGATAGTGTCCGCAGCATCATGCGCCCGCTTGAACACCGCATCCGCAGCATTGCGGCCGCCTGCACGCTGACAGGCGTCGACGACAGCACCGACCTGCAAAACGTACAGATCACCCTGCTGGCCGGAGAGCGCTTGAGCAACGCCATCCGCAACCAGCCGTTCGGCCTGTCGGCCAATCCTCCAGCCGGCGCGGTGGGGCTGGCAATCAGCATCGGCGGCAGCCGCACGCACACCATCGTGTTCGGTGGCGAGGATGCGAGTCGGCCCAAGAATCTGCCAACGGGCGCGACCCAGCTCTACGACGCCAGCGGCAACCAGGTGCTGCTCAACAACGACGGCACGATCCTGATCAAGGCCAGCAGCAAGGTGACGGTGCAGGCGCCGGACACCGAGTGCAGCGGCAATCTCAAGGTGGATGGCAATCTGACCGTGTCCGGTACAGGTGTGGTCGCCGGTGCGTTGTCGTCGGAGACGTCGGTGGCCGACCCGGTCAGCACGATGCAGGCCATGCGCACGATCTACAACGGCCACGTGCATCCCGGTGTGCAGGCCGGCAGCGGCAGCACGTCGACCACGCCGGAGACGATGCCATGAGCGATGTCCTGATCGCGCCCGGCGACGACGGCGAGTCCTACGATCTGATCCTGTTCGATGGCGATGTGGTGCGCGACGAGTCCCTGCGCGGCGCGATCATCGTCAGCCTGTTTACCGATGCCGAGGATGCCGATCTCACGACCGGCGAGCGTCGCGGCTGGTGGGCCGATGCGCTCAACGCCGACCCGACCGACCGCATCGGCAGCAAGCTGTGGCTGCTGCGCCGCGAGAAAGAAACGTCGCAGGTGCTCAACTCCGCCAAGACCTACGCCGAGGACGCGCTGGCCTGGATGCTGGCCGATGGCGTGTGCTCGCAGGTGGTGGTGAGTGCCGACTACGGCGCGCCCGGCCAGCTCGATCTGACCGTCGACCTGGACGGCCCCACTGGTCCGCAGCAGTACAAGTTCGCGGACCTCTGGGCCGCCAACTTCGCCGATCCGTTGGCGCTGCCGGATCGGATCGCAGATGAAACGGCTGATATCGCAGCGCGTCTCTCGCACCTTTATTACGACCCAACCGAACTCCCGGAGCTGGCATGAGTATCAGCGCACAAAATATCCTCAATGCGGCGGCGGCTCGCATCGGCCCTATCGTCGACGGTCTGGCCAAATTCTGGGTCGGCAGCGATACCGACACGGTCTATAACGGCAGCGCCGATATCCCGTCGCTGGCCAACATCGCGCGTCAATCGCTGGCTCAGATCGATAGCATCACCGCGGGTGCGATCCAGTCCGCGGTCGACGCCAATACGCAGGCGCAAGCGGCAGCTGTGACCGCAGTATTGGCTGCAGACGGTAGCGGCCTCGTCAAAATATATGCCACCAAGGCTGCGGCAACTGCTGATGTTGCCAATCTCGCAGCCGGCGCCTGGGTCGAGGTCAGTGCGGACGAGAGCATTACGGGGTCGCCGCGCACACGATATCAGGTGCAATCGGGTGCACTTGTGCTGATGGTCAATCTTGATCAGCTGCGGGTTGATCTCGATTCAACTACCGGTGCCACCCGCGTCGGCCTGGCTGAAGGGGGCACCGTCCAGGATTTCACCTCAACCGACGAAGGCAAAGGTGTCGATAAAATCGGCAACAGCATCAAGCGCGTTGCACTGCTAACTGATCTCCAAGCACTCACCAACCTGTCATACGGCAAGACGACAACCGTCCTCACTCAGGGCCGCACTGCGATTGGCGACTGCGGAGGGGGAGAGTTCTTCTTTATCACGGGAAACCAGTCCACAAAGGTATCGGCAGATCCTCAGATGGGTATCTGGGTCCCTCCCAACAGCGATTTAACTGGCGCCTCAGGTGCCTGGAAACGCAATGTTAGTGGTTGGGTGAACGTACTTTCGTATGGGGCTATCGGCGATGGTGTAAATGATGACACAACAGCAATACTCGCTTCGGTTGCAAGCGGGTTGATGCTCTTCGTCCCCTACGGAACTTTCATAATCAAACAGCCGATCACTCTGGATCAGGGTGGATTGACTGGTCAAGGTTGGTCAGAAAGTGGACAATTTTCTAAATTGCTGTTTATGGGGTTAACGTCTGCCACTGAGGGCGCAATTCTGACTCGACAAACGACCTCAAAAAACTTATTTGTCAGGCTGAAAAATATATATATTGCGGCGGCATCTTGGGACCCAGTGACTGGATGTAGTGGATATGGTTTGGATTTTGAAGCTCCGGTGATTGTGGAAAATGTGATCGTAGATTCTTTCAAAAAATCTGGCGTATTCCTCCATCAAAACGCGTCTAAATTGGGGCCGTATCAGAGCTATTTTAAAAATGTGCGATCAGTGTACAACGGCAATCACGGGTTCTTCGTTGGGAGCGGTGCAAACGTTGTTTCTTTTGTAAATTGCGAAGGGAAGTGGAACGGGGCGACGGCTTACGCGACGGCTCCGA